AGTAGCAGCAGATGGAACGTCTAGCTTATATAATATTAATAATTCTGAAGATTTTTATAGTGCTGTCGTACACAAAACTATGGGTGGACATCTACCTATGGTGCTACAAATAGATAGCAGTGATAATTCACCATCTAACTTTGCTATTGTTAGAATGAACAAAGATTATACAGTTACACAGAAAAGTCCTTTATTATTTAGTTATAGTATTACACTTACAGAACAAATTTAAACTTCCTCTACCTCGCATACTCGACCAAAAGAATCTCTATTATTTTCTAGGGATTCTTTTCTTTAAATAAAAAAAGTTAATATATTTTTAATTATTTTCTTGCACAGAAGTTAAAGAATGTTTAATTTATCTATTATTAATTAACTAGGGAGAAACAAAAATGGATAGATATACTAACAATAAAAACTATAAAATAGTAACACAAGTAGTTCCATATAAAAACAATCAAGTAATTAAATTTGAACAACTATGGAAAAGAACAGAAGAAAATGGTTGGATTTTTATTAAAGATTTAAATTCTGAAACTATATAATTAAAACTTAACTAGGGAGAAACAAAAATGAGAGAATTAAAAAATATTGATAAAAGTTTTGATACAGATACACAAGGTTATCTTAATACAACTGCTAAATATGAAATAGAAGGTAGTATAAGAGTTTATGAAAATCAATTAGTTAGAACTAGAGAAAATTATGCAGGTTATTGTGAAAAAACAAATGTTAGAACAAATTGTTTTTATACTTTATATGTGAAAGATGAAAATGGAAATTGGGAAAAAACAGGAAGTGGTTATTATCAAGAACATTTTATTTTCAATGAAGATGGTATAGCAATAGTTCATAATAATATTTTAAGTAAAATTTTAGATTAATAAAACAAAGGGAGAAACAAATGAACTCATATTATTTTATGTATGTATTAAGCTTAATTAATGTTTTATGTGTAGCTACATTAACCATAAGTCATTTTTTAAGAGGTTTTGAAGGTTGGTATATGATCGGATTACTACTTATACCTGCGATAATTATGGTAAAAACAATGGATAATATCTAATGATACATAATGTACCAATTAATGAAAATAGTGCTGAATTTATTGTATTTTTAAGATGGTTAAGAGATAAATGGGAACTAGAAGGTAATAACACAGACATACTTGATGTGGTGCAAAGTCCATATAAGTTTGTTGATGAGATGAAAGAGTATAGAGAAAACGTAACATATAATTAAATGAGAGGATAGAGAAATGCCTGTAAATATACACGGAAAAGAATACTACACAGTAGTAGAACGACTAAAAATGTTAAAGAGTGATTTTAAAATAGATTATTCATTAACTACTGATCTGTTAAAATGTGATGATAAAGTAGTTGTTATGAAAGCAACATTAAAGATTGGTGATAATGTTTATTCTGGACACGCAATGGAAAAGTTTGGTTCAAGTAAAATAAACACATCTAGTGCTTTGGAAAATGCAGAAACTAGTGCAATAGGACGTTGCTTATCATCAGCTTCATATTTTGGTAGTGAATTTTGTAGTGCTAATGAGTTAGAAAATGCTTTAGTACAGCAAGATGAAATTACACCTGAACAAGAAAATAAGATACTTAAAGGTGAGTTAAAAGAAGCAAGAGATCAAGCAGATGCTGAACACCCTTTAGCTAATACTATTAAAAAAACTATGCAAGGCAAAGTCATTGATGATTCAGGTGATGATGTTATTGGCTTTGGTAAGCACAAAGGCACAAAGTGGTCAGATGTAGATGAAAGCTATTTAAAGTGGGTAGCTAAAAACCTTGATAGACATAAAGATACAGCACAGAAACATTTAGATGCTAGACAAGGTAAGGTTGTAGAAGAATTTGAGGACAAAGTACCATTTTAATCACAAATGGGGGGTGCAGCAGTTTCCTACAACACGTTTTTCCCTTTGCTGTTGCACCTCCTTCCCTAACTAGGAGATATATGAAAAAAGTAATAGAATATTTAGAAGACAATGAAAGAAGTTTAAGTTGGTTGGCTAGAAAGTGTGATGTATCACCTACAACTGCACATTACTGGGCGATTGGTAAGAACTCACCAACTAACAAGCATAAGGTTTTGATCCAAGAAGTAACAGGTATAAAGCTATGAGCAAGGGTTGGGTATCATTATATAGAAAAACACTTGATAATCCTATATTAAGGACCTCTAATAAGTTTAGTACATTTGAAGCTTGGATATGGTTATTGTTAAATGTTAATCATAAAGAACGCAAGGTTGTTATGGGTACTAGCATTTATAAGGTTAAGAAGGGTGGTATGATAACATCACAGAAGAAGTTATGTAAGTTGTTTGGTTGGGGTAACTCTAGGTTAAGAACCTTTTTACTTTTATTACAAAAAGATGAAATGATTGTGGTAAAAACTAACAAAAAATTAACACAGATAAGTCTATTAAACTATGACACTTATCAAGATTCTAAACCACAACCAACCCACAAACAAACCACTACCAAATCACTACCAAATACAAACAATAATGTTAATAATGATAATAAAGAAATAAGAGAAACTAAATTTAATAATAGAGTTAAGGAAATTTTTGATGAAAAGCACCCATCTTGTACAGATCAAGTATATGCAGACTTCTGTAACTATTGGACAGAATCTAATATGAGTGGTACAAAGATGAAGTTTGAGATGCAAAAAACATTTGATATAGCTAGAAGGTTAGCTAAATGGATTCAGAATAGCAAAGATTGGAATGTTGAAGGTAAAGTAGAACTATCTGATTTTAAATTAGATGCTACTGGATATTGTTATGTTGGTTATTGTGATAAATGTGGTGAAAGTGATTTTTTTAAAGAGTATGAACTAAACAAAGATAGTAGATGTTGTAAGAGTAAAATAAAACCAAATAGAGGTAAGTGATGGAATTTAAAGAATATGAAGAATATGAAGAATATTTTAAAAATCAACCCTATCCACATATAGGATTGTTGTTAGATTCAGAACTAGATACTGAAGATGATAATTGGGTGCAGTTTAGAGAAACTATGGCTAAACAAAATGAGTTGTTTTTGTGTATAATAGGACAAGAAATGCCCTTAATAGATGGTATTGCAAAAAGAAAAAAGTGGGATAATATAAATCAAGGTGTTATTGCTGAAAAATATGGGTTTGATAGTACTTGGAATATGAATATAACTATATTGTCAATTCTTGAGAAAGAATGGGGATATGCTAAAATAGATTGGGGTAATGATGAAAAAATGTAAAGACCTAGTATATAGCTTGTTAGAAAACAATCCTTCATTAAGAGATTGTGATGTTAAATTAATGTGTGCAGTATGGAAAAAGCAAAGTGGTTTAGGGTATTATTTTAGTGAAAAACCAATTAGTTTTTTATTTGATTTGATGCTAGAAAAGAAACTATCTAGTGCTGAAAGCATAAGAAGATCAAGAGCAAAGCTACAAGAACTGCATAAGCATTTAAGAGGTGATATGTATGAAAAAAGACATAAGCTGCAAAAAGATACATTAAATGATTTAGATACAATAAGTGCAGAAGGAACAGGAGTTGGTTACTAATGGCTGAAAAATTTAAAAACTGTAAAAAATGTAAACAAGACCTAGTTGGTAGGCAAAGAGTTAGAGTTAATGGTTATACTAGAAGTTGTTGTAGAGATTGCTACAATGCAGATTCAAGAAAAGCACAAGAAGAAAAGAAACGTAGGCTAAAAGAATGGAGAAAATGGTATGCTTAAATTAGAATTACCTATGAGGATATTATCTAGGAACGTATTAGATAGACAACATTGGGCTGTTAAAAGTAAAGAAAAGCAACATTGGTGTTTACTGGTTAGGAATCAGATGCGACTTAATAAGGTTAGATTTACAGAAGAAAAAGAAAAACATTCAATAGAGATTATTAGTTATAGATCAAGAAAGTTAGACTATGATAATTTAGTTGGTGGTTGTAAGTATTTAATAGATAGCTTAATTGATGAAAAGCTAATATATGATGATGCACCTGATTATTTAGATATAAAAATATCACAGGAAATAGATAAAAAACAAAGAACTGTTGTGATTATAAAGTAATTATATGTTTTAAAATTCATTTATTATATTATATTACAATACTGATATATGGATAAAAACACAAAAAATACAAAAACAAATGTTACAGATGTTACACTTTCAGACAAAAAAGAGAAGTTTTTAAAGCAACTATCAGAGAACTTGGGTAACGTATCTGAATCTTGTAAAGCACTTAACATATCAAGACAAACATTTTATAGATGGAAAGAAGCTGATGAGCAGTTTAAAGAAAGCTGTGATAATGTTCCTGAAGAATTATTAGATTTAGCTGAAAATGCTTTACTTACAGAGATCAAAGACCCACAAAGCAAAGGTCATACAACAGCATATATATTTTATTTAAAGACAAAAGGTAAGAGTAGAGGGTATACAGAGAAGCAAGAAGTTGAATTAGTTAAACCTTTTAACAGGATAGAACTAGAAGATGCTTGATAATCCATTACTAAAGAAAGAGAATTATTTTCCTCACCAATGGGATTTCCTAAAGAAAACTGGTAATCCAAATGCTAGAGTTAGTGCATTGGTTGGTGGGTTTGGTTGTGGTAAAACAAAGATAGGGCTGACTAAATGCCTAATAGCATTAGTAAATCTAGTTAATCCTACATTAGGTAAATCTAATGGTCTGATCTTATATCCTACTTATTCATTAGCAGAAGAAGTATTTGTAGAACCTTTTTGTAATTTATTAGAGAAGTGCAGTATTCCTTATTCATATAATATTGCACAACATAAGTTTAAAACATTGTATGGTGATATTAAGATATATGTTACTAATCAAGCACATAAGATTGTTGGTAGTAGCTATACGTTTTGTTATATAGATGAGATTGATGTTGAATCTAAACGTAATGCAGAATTAGCAGTTAATAAAGCATTAGGACGTTTAAGAGGTTGTGAAGATGCAGAGTTGTTTATGACTACAACACCTGAAGGGTTTAAGTTTGCACACGACTATCTTGTTAATAAAGCATCAGTTAATAAATATGTAGTACACGGAAGAACTGAAGATAATCCGTATCTACCTAAATCATACATTGATTCATTAAAAGAAAACTATGATGAGAACTTACTAAAAGCATATCTTAACGGACAATTCGTTAATTTGCAGAAAGGAATTTGTTATAATGGCTTCTCAAGAAAACGCAACTTACAAGAGTGCAGATACAATCCAAACTTACCCATACACGTGGGAATCGACTTTAACGTCCAGCCTATGGCTTGTTGCATCATTCAGGAACAACCAAATAGTCCTCAAATCAGAGTAATTGATGAGATACTATTAACACAAGATGGTAGTGGTGATTTATTAACTGAACGTATGATGAATACAATTAAACAGAAATATCCTAGCAGAAAGTACAATGCTTATCCTGATGCGACAGGTGCTGCAAGACATTCTTCTAGTAGGTTTAGTGATATACAGATAATACAAAGGTCAAATTTTATAGTACACGTTAGGCATATTAATCCTTTAGTAATTAATAGAGTGAATAGTATGAATAACAATTTAAGCAAGGGCAATATAGTTATAGACCCTAAATGTAAGAATTTAATTAAAGATTTAGAACAAGTAGTGTTAAAGACTGGTACTAGGGAGATTGATAAAGCAAGTAACAGCGATTTGTCGCATATATCAGATGCTTTAGGATATTATGTAGATTATAAACACCCGTCTGTTCGTGCAAAAATAGGAACAACTGATAGATAACAGGAGAACAATATGATTCCAAATAGTGGAAAATTAGCAGTATTAATGTCAAAGTATGATGTGAAGCAGAAGATGAAGAACAAATGGAAGCAGGACAGGTATATGGCTTTAGATTACTACAAAGGTG